TTAACCACAACCGAAAGGATTATGATTAATTCCCATACTCTAGCGAATATTTTGGCTTTTAATGTTTTTATAAGTCACAACACCACCTCAGCAGTTCAATTATATTATATCATTAAAATTGTAGATAATTCACCAGAAGGATATGATGATAATTGGTGGAACGCTACAACTGAGGCATGGGTTGCTAGTGAGTTTAAAAATCCTGTAACTTTAGAGGAAGTTAATGTTTGGGAGGAATTTGAAGTTGAAATTGCTAGTTTTCCAGTGGGTTATGATGTGGGTACAACAGTTGAATTTTATGAACCTCAAGTGTCTACTGTAAGCGGTTTTAATGCCTTTTATATAGATAATATTTCATTTAGTTATACAGATGTTGATTTTACAGATTATTACAAAAAGAAAACAAAAACTTTAGAAGTTATTAGAAAGCGACCAATAACAGATTCATTGTCTGGTATATTAGATAGTTCAGATATTAAAATTTCAAATATATTATATAATTATCAATCATTTTTGGGCGGAATTTATGGGATTTATTTTCGCCCTAGAGATAATTATTATGTGGGTGGCACTGCTAGCAATCCTGGATTAATGTTACCACTTGAAGAAATTACCACTCAACAAGTTATGAATGATTACAGAAATTTTGTAACTAGATTTGAAGTTGATTTATATAATTTAGATAAAATCCCATTAGGTTTACACAATAAAATTTGGGTTAATTTTGGCAGTAGTATTTTACAAAATCCAGTAAGTTGTTATATTGATTCAATGACTTACAATGTAAAAAGAAACACATTTGCAGTTACAATGCACATACCTAATCAAGATAACGATATAGCAAATACATTAATAAAACACTATACAAATAATTAAACTTTTTTCTTTTCCTTGTTTGCTTGAAAACCCTCAGATTTCTTATAGTTTGGGGGTTTTTTTAAAAATATTTTTTTTAATTCAAAACTTTTTTTGTATTTTTGTATTTAAATATATAAAATATGGAATTTGAATTGCATTTTAGGAAAGAGCTTAAAAGATTAAAATTTAAGCGATACCATGTATGTACACTTTTAAATTGTACTATGCCAACACTTAAAACAAAAATTGAGAATCCAGGTCGTTTTACTGTTGATGATATTACAAAATTAAACAACTCTGGATTTGAATTAAACAGAATTATTTATGAACTAAAAAATTAATAAACATTATGAAATCAATTAAAATACATGGCAAGGATTATGTCCTTGTAAACTCTAGAATTAAGGAGTTTAGAACGAATCCAAAATATGAAAATTATGGATTAGAAACAGTTAAAACATTAGATAACTGGCTCGAAAGTACTGATAAAAAAACTGGTGAAATTATACAAGATAACAGAGTTGAGTTTAAATGTATAATAACTAATGAATCTGGTAAACCTATATCAAATGGAACCGCTAGAGAATTAAAAAGTTCATCTTACATTAATCAAACATCACACATTGAAAATTGCGAAACTAGTGCGGTTGGTCGAGCATTAGGTTTTTTGGGTATTGGTGTTGATACATCAATTGCATCAGCCGACGAAGTTGTTAATGCTGTTAATAACCAGAAAGAAGATACCCGCTCTTGGTTAACTAAAACTCAATTAACTGCAACATTAAAAGGCAATAAACAACAAGCTGAAAATGTTATTAACGATTATAGAATGAAAAAAGAATATAAAACTGAAATTAATAATCAATTTAAAATTAAATAATATGGAAGTAAAAGGAAAAATTAAGTTAATAAATTCAACCAAAGAATTTGGAGCTAATGGATTTAAGAAAAGAGAGTTAGTTGTTGAAACTAGTGAGGATTATCCGCAAAATCTTTTAATAGAATTTGTACAGGACAAATGTTCTGTATTAGATAATTATAAAAATAATGATAATGTAATTATTTCAATTAATTTAAGAGGTCGAGAATGGGAAAATGCAGAGGGTGAAATTAAATATTTTAATTCTTTACAAGGATGGAAAATTTCTAAGGATAATGGCATTCAAGTTGATGAACACATAACTCCAGTTCCATCAAATTTAAATGCAGAAGCAAATGGCGGTGATTTACCCTTTTAATTAATAGCAAACTAAGGGGAATTAAAAAGGTATCATTAATTTGATGCCTTTTTTTTTGTGTTTAATTTGATTTATTGAAAATATTTTTTTAAATTTAAAATCAATTTTAAAATTTATATATGAAAAATACAAATGGACCGCTTAGATTATTCGGTAAATTATTCAAAGACATTTTTAATTCCAAAAAATCAAATAAAAATATTTATGGATGGTGCCGCTTTCCAATTAATGTTAAATCTAAATACGAACAAAACAAAGTATTAAGAAAAATAACAAAATCAATTAAAGAAAAACAAATAATAAAAAATGATAATAAAAAAAGATAGTAATGATTATTACCACTCACATAATTCAATTAGTGCTAGTGGATTAAAAGAAATATATAAAAAATCAGTATATCATTTTTTAAATAGAAAATTCAAAGAATCCCCAGCTATGAAATTAGGCACTGCGGTTCATCAAGCTATATTAGAGCCAGATGATTTTTATGATATTTACCATGTTATTGATAAAATAGATAAAAGAACCAAAGCGGGAAAAGAGGAATATGAAAAACAGAAAAATTTAGCAGAAAATAAAATTATTTTAGAATCTGATACCCATAACATAATTAAAGAAATTTTAAAATCTTTTAGAGAGCATAAATTAGCTCAACATTATTGTAAGGGTGAAATTGAATTATCACATTATTTAAAACATGAGGGGATTGATGTAAGGGTTCGCCCTGATTGTATTAATAGAATTTCTAATTTTATTAGTGATGTTAAAACTTGTCAAGATAATTCCCCAGAGGTTTTTAAAAGAGATATTTATAAATGGGGTTATCATTTACAAGCTGCATTTTATATGGATATGCTAGGAATTGATAAATTTAAATTCATAGCCATAACAACATCCTATCCTTATACAGTGGAGGTTTATACTTTAGATGAGGATACTATTGAGTTTGGCAGAAGTGCATGGCAACAAGCATTTTCTAATTGGAAAATTTATTTAGAAACAAAACAACCTCCTGGTTATGATTGGTATAAATATGCTGATGATGGTTCTTATTTATTATAATTATGATAAAATTTCAAAAATTAGTTGAGCAACATTTTGATCTTGAAATAAATAAAAAAACAAGAGTTTTTAAATATGTATTTGCTAGGGCGTGTTATTATGAATTATGCCAAAAATATACTAAAAATTCTTTAGCTAAAATTTCGTCTAGTGTTAATAAAACTCATGCCACTGTTATTAATGCTTTAAAAGAATTACCATATATGTTAAAAAGCAATATTTTATTTTCTAATCAATATACTAGGTTACAATTGAAAGCTGAAAAATTAGTTGTAATTACAAAGAAAAAAATGGATATTAATACTCTTGTTAATAATTATAATATATTACTAATTAATAATGATTTATTAAAAATATCTATAAAAAAATTAAAGAAAAAAAATAAACAATTAAGATTAAATTGTAAAGAAATGAAACGAATTATTGAGGATGAGGTGTTAGGATGTGATTTTTTATCTACATAATGGCGGATACTGATTAAAATTTTTTTAATTTTGTAAGAAAATTTTATGAGATATAACCCTTATGAGAGGTTTTTAGGAAAAGAGGATCTACTACAAAACCAAGTGATGAGATATATAAGTTTAAAATATCCTCATGCTTTATATACTCATGTTGCCAATGAAGGAAAACGCTCACCATTTGAACAGTATAAAATGAAATATTTAGGCACTAAACCAGGAATCCCAGATTTAATGATATTTACACCTAATTTAAATAAAGGGGGTTTAGCCATCGAATTAAAAGCTGGGTATAACAAACCTACCGAAAACCAAATAAAGTGGCTTAAATGGCTTGAAAATGCTAATTGGGTGGCTGTTTGGCATAATAATATGGATCAATGTATTGAAACAATAGATAAATATTTCGAAAATAAGCTATGAGCCGCACAAAAAAAGTATATTTTGAGGAGGTTACACAAAGAGTTCGATGGACACAAACCACTACAGATAAATTTAAATATAATTATAAATATATTGGAGTGGCAAGTGAAGCGGAATTTGATTTATTACTAGAGTTATTATGGTTTTTATATGAGGATGATAATATTAGTTTTAATGAATTTTTTGATACTTATAAAGAATTGCGGGATTTCTGTGATGAAATAAAAGGTTTAATTGATAAACCCGAATAATTTTAACAACTTAGCGGCTTATTTATGAAATACAATAAGATTTACAAACCTAAGAAGTTTGACAAATTTACTATAATACCCAGCTATATACTTAGGCATAAAGATATTTCAATAGGTGCCACTGGTTTATATGCATGGCTTTTTTCACATAAATCAACCCAAGAAATGACAGTAGAATTTATATCTGGTCATTTTAAAGAGGGCAAAGAAGCTATAAGATCTAAATTAAAAGAACTAATAAAAGAGGGTTATTTAGTTAGAAAACAAGTAACTGAAAAAGGTAAATTTAAAGGTTATAATTATTATTTAAACGATAAACCGCAGAGGGAAAAACCGTACACGGAAAAACCGTACACGGAAAAACCGATATCGTCAAATCCGCCACAAAGTAATACTAATACTAATATATATAATAAAAGTAATATTAACCTAAATGCCAATATTGATAAATCTTTTGAGCATTTTGTGAAATTATTTGATATAAGATATCATCCAATAACAGACACTCAAATTATAAACTGGAAAATATGTTTAGATAAATGTATAAGTATAGATAAATATGATTTAAAAGAAATTTATTTAGCTGTAAAATTTATTAGAAATGATGATTTTTGGAATGAACATTTTTTAAGTTTATTAAAATTAAGAAACCAAGATAAAAATGGCATAATGTTTATTCATAGATTTATGGAATTATATAAAAAACAAAATAAGCCAAAATGTTATTGGAAAATAAAAGGGATTAAAGAATATGTAATTTATTTAGATCCCGATGGTTCTAAAAAACTAGGTGCAATAACTAAAACTAATAAACTGAATGAATTTAATTTAAGTCAATTTTTAGATAAATTAGAAATTCTACAACTTAAAAATTTTGTTAATGGTAGTAGGTAAAATATACTTATTAGATAAACACGAACAAAAGATAATTGAATTATGTGCAACCCAAAGGCATAATAATAAAATTAATACTGGATGGGATGGGCATAAAACAGTAAATAAAAAATCAGATTTGAATTTAAATATTGTTGGATTTGGTGGTGAATTTATTTTTGCTAGGGAAAATAACTTATATCCTGATTTTAAAATTCATAATATATCAAAAGAATTAAAAACTGATAATTATGATGCTACATGGTTTGGATATAGTGTGGATGTAAAAGTTAATAGAAAAAAAAATAATCCTTTTATGATCCCCCAGTATGCCAAAACCGATTGTAAAATTTTTGCTTTGTTTACTTGTAGCTATCCGAAATATACTTTTGAAGGGTTTATGATTGATAATATAATATTTCAGGATAAAAACCTTAGAATGACTAGAGTAAAGGCATTTGTAATGGACAAAGAAAACTTATTAAACTATAAAGAATTAATGTTTTTACTTAAAATATAGAAAAAATATTTTTATATTTAAAGAAAATTTTTATTTATGACTCACTATAACCACTATAATGACTTAATGGACTTAGGTATTAAACTAAAAAGATCTCAAGGATCTGTAAAAACCAAATGTCCTAAATGTTCACATACTAGAAAAAATAAATCTGATGATTGTTTATCTGTTAATATTAATGAGGGTTTATATAATTGCCATAACTGCGGATGGGGTGGTAATGTAAAATTTAAACAAAAAACAGATTTTATTATTCCTCCAAAAGTTAATTCAAATTTAGCAGAAAGGGTGATTAAATGGTTTGATAAAAGAGGAATCACTGAGCCAACTTTAGTACATTGGAAAATAGGGGAATCTCTAGAATATATGCCTCAAGTTAAAGCAAAAAGAAGGTGTATAAATTTTAATTATTATAGAAATAATGATATTGTAAATATTAAATTTAGAGATGGGCAAAAGAATTTTAAATTAGTTGGTGGTGCGGAATTAATATTTTATGGAATTAATAATATTATAGATTCTAAAACCTGCTATATAGTAGAGGGTGAAATTGATGCCCTTAGTTTTCATGAAGCTGGTTTGTATAGTGTATGCTCTGTGCCAAATGGAGCTAGTAAAGGATCTCAAAAATTAGAATATTTAGATAATTGTTATGAATATTTTAAAGATAAAAAAGAAATTATTTTATGTACCGATAATGATGATGCAGGATTACAATTAAGAAATGAGTTAGCTAGAAGGTTTGGGAATTATAAATGTAAATATGTAGATTTTGGTGATTATAAAGATGCTAATGAGGTATTAGTTAAAAAAGGATCTGAAACATTAAGAAATATTATTAAAGAAGCTAAAAACTTTCCATTAGAAGGTATATTAAATATAGATAATATATGGCAAGATGTTTTAAATTTTAATGAAAATGGGGTTGTTAATTATACTATTGGTTTACCAGGATCTGATGATTATTTTAAAATGTCTTTTGGTGAGTGGACTGTTGTAAGTGGAATCCCAAACAGTGGAAAAAGCGATATATTAGATCAAATACTATGCAACCTAGCTACTACACACGAGTTTAGATGTGCCATGTACTCGCCTGAATCATATCCCTATGAAGGACATATAAAAAGAATAGCAAATAAATTAAATAAAAAAAATTGTGATAATGATGATCTTAATAATACAAAAGATTTTATTGAGGATCATTTTTATTGGATTAAAATAGATTTAGAAAATCTAACACTTAAAGGAATACTAAATGCATTTAGGGAGCTGGTATTTCAAAAGGGAATAAATGTTTGTGTAATTGATCCTTATAATATGTTGGACCATTCAGCTCAAAGAGATCATAGTTATATAGGCAAAATATTATCTCAAATAACGCAATTCTGTCAGCAAACTAATACTCATTTATTTTTAGTGGCTCACCCTAGAAAAATTGAAAGTGATGGGGGTGTGTATAAAAAACCAACTTTATATGATATTTCTGGATCCGCTGATTTTTTTAATAAAGCATATAATGGAATAATAGCATATAGATGTATTGGGCAAAAAACAAAATACAAAAGTGATGTTGTTAGGATTCATATTGAAAAGGTTAAGCGAAAAGAAAACGGGCAACTAGGTGAGTTTGAAATTGCTCCCGATTTCGGTAATGGCGGAATATATAAACCTATACATGAGAGAGATAAAAAACTAGAAATAATAAAAGATAACGTTCCATTTTAAATTAAAAAATATGAAAGTAAAAATTGAAACAACCATGACAGATTACAAATCTTTTGTTAAATCAAGAGAGAGAATTTTAAAAATTGCTCAAGGTATTATGGATATGAAGCAACCAGAGTACACAAATGATAATGAAGATGTTTTATATAATTTTAAAACTATTGCTGAAATGATGAAAGTACCAACAGAACAAGTTTGGGCAACTTTTTTTTTCAAGCATGTTCAAGCGATAATGACTCATGCAAGTGAGCCAGAGTTTGCACCAGCCGAACCAATACAGAGCAGGTATGCAGATGCAATTAATTATTTATTTTTAGGTTATGCATTATTATGCGAACAAAATAAATTTCCTAAGCGATTAACTTTTCATGAAAATGAAGCGTCTATTGATATAACAACATGAATAAATATTTTAAAGCTCAATCCTGGTGTTTAGAAAATAATATAAAAGTTTATATAGTTCCTGTAAAAAATAAAAAGGAATGTTATATTGAAATTTATGATGATAAGCGATTAATTAGATCACCTAATAAATATAAAAACCAATCAAAAGCAAGTGATAAAATGTGGGATTTGTACTTATATTTGTATAATAAAAAGAATAATATTAAATAAAAAGCAAAAAATTCTTTGTAATTGAAAAAATATTTGTATATTAGCAGTATGATACAAATACAAGATATAAAAAAAACATTCTCTAAAGGTAGCCAATTAGCTAAATTAGAGTTAAAAAATGGCAGAGTATATTGGTTTAATATAACTCATTTATCTATAGAATTTTCAGATTGGGGGTTTACTAATCAAAGAATGCCTTTGTATTATAAGAGTAAAAAATCATTTTACACATCAATAAAAAGACACTTAAAAAAACAAACAAAAAAACTTTAATCATGGAAAACACAATTCAAGAAGAATTATTATCCCAAGAAGAAAAAATGTTGCAAATCAGAGAAACTACTGATAGCATAGCAATTATGAGTAACAACACTTATGGAGTTACTATATTTGTAAACCCTTGTAATAGAATAACAGATAAAGCAATGAGCGTTTGTTTACCTTTTAAAGATAAAATGTTATGGATTCCAAAGTCATTAATTCTTTTAATGGATAGAAAACCAAACTGGAGAGGTGGTTTGACTTATGAAATAGTTTTACCAAAATGGTTTTTAAAACAAAATTATATATCATGAATTAAAACCTAACATAAAACGCCAGACGAGAGTTAATGGCATTAGGTAATCAAAGGGGGTTTTATAACTCCCTTTTTTTTATGTATTTTTGTTAAATGGCAATTAGGCAAGTTTCGACACATAAAAAAAGGTTAATGTTAAAAGCATTAGAGGAAAGTTTATCAGTCGTAACAACTGCTGTTATATCGGTTGGTATCAATAGGCAAACTCATTACAACTGGTTAAAGAAGGATCCTAAGTATGCGGCTGATGTTTTAGACATTGAGAATGTGACATTAGATTTCGCAGAAAGCCAATTGCATCAACAGATTAGAGAGGGCAATACAACAGCTACAATATTTTATTTAAAAACAAAAGGAAAAAAGAGAGGGTATATAGAAAGGCAAGAGATACACCATGAAAGCTCTATTGAAAGCAAACTAATTGAATGGACTCCAGCACAACACAAAAAATAAAAGAGTACTGCAATAAACAATTCTATGAAGCGATAAACAGTAAAAAAAGATTAAAGATATTTCAAGGAGGTACTAGAAGCGGTAAATCCTGGAGCTTAATGCAATACTGTTTATACTTAATGACTACGGAAAAAAAACCTCTAGTCATATCAATAGTGCGTAAGACACTGCCAGCACTTAAAAGAAGCGTTTTAAGGGATTTTCTTCATATATCGAAGCAATTAGGTATCTATTGGAAAGGAGTGCATAACAAGTCAGATAATACGTTTGAATTTAATGGGCATACTTTAGAAATGTTTAGCACTGATGATGCTCAAAAGATTAGAGGATCCGCCAGAGATATATTATGGTTATGTGAAGGCAATGAATTATTTTTTGAGGATTTCCAGCAATTAGCAATGAGGACCAGGATTGAGATATTAATTGATTTTAACCCGTCTGATCCTGTACATTATTTATATGATTTAGCTGAACGAGATGATGCGGATCTGTTTTTATCAACCTATAAAGATAATAAGTTTTTACCTAAAGAGCTGGTGAATGAAATAGAGAGAATAAGAGAGAGGGATTCCGATTATTGGCGGGTATATGGTGAGGGATTAAGAGCAGTATTTAGTGAAAAGCAAATATTTAGGAACTGGAATTATATACCATATAATGATTTTCCTGATATTGATGATGAGGTAATAGGTATTGATTTTGGATTCTCTCAAGACAATTTGGCTATTGTAAAAGTAGGCAGACATAATAATAATTTATATATCCATGAATTATTATATAAAAAAGGAATGACTAACCGAGATCTAGCAGAGTTTTTAAAAGAAAAAAAATTAAACGAATTTTTATGTTTTTGCGACAGTGCCGAGCCAAAATCAATCGAGGAACTCCGCCAGATGGATGTTTTAGCAAAGGGAGCCACAAAAGGGCAGGGCAGTATAAATGCTGGGATCAGTTTATTAAAAGAATTTGATATATATGTTAGTGAGGAATCATTAAACATACAAAAAGAACAACAATCTTATTTATATGATGAGCTAAAAGATGGCACCATAATCAATAAACCAAAAGCTAATCAAGCCGATCACTTAATGGATTCAATCAGATACTGCGTTTATTCAAGGTGGAAGCATAGAGCTGATTTTTTTGTTGTATAAAATAAGAATTTATTATTTTGTATTTTTACATAAAATTTTATATTAATGGCATCATTCTTTAATAGGTTACGGTCTATAATAACCAGCAAATCCCAAAATACAAGCGAACAATACAACAGAGCAGTTTATAATTGGTTAGGTAATACAATTATATGGAACTCTGAAAATGATGAAACTTACATAAATGATGGGTATAGAAAAAATGCAACCATCTATTCTTTAGTAAATATCATCACAAAAGCCGCTACTACTATACCATATCATGTCTATGAAAAGGTAAATGATAATAGCTATAAAAGATATAAAGCTCTACAAAGTGGTATTGCAGATCCTAATGTTATGCAGAAAGCTAATATGCTAAAGAAACACGCACTTGTTGAGTTAGAACATACAGAGCTGCATAAATTATTAGATAGACCAAATCCCGCTCAATCCTATGCTTCATGGATAACTGAATTAATTGCCTTTGGTAAGCTAACAGGAAACCGATATATCTATGGAATAGGACCAGAAACAGGAGAGAATATTAACAAATACACTGAATTATATGTGATGCCTAGCCAAGTTATAGAAATTAAATCAGGTGGTATAATGAAACCAGTGGAATCATATACATTACAATATAATGGAACTTTTGATATTCCCGCTGCTCAGATGTGCCATATTAAAGATTTTAACCCATTTTATGATGGTACAGGTTCCCATCTTTATGGACAGTCACCCCTAAAAGCTGGTTTAAGATCTATGACAACTAATAACGAAGCTACTGAGAGCGGTGTTAAGTTCTTACAAAACCAGACAGCTAGGGGGATTTTAATGAGTGAGGAAGGTGATTTAAATGAAGTACAAGCGCAACAATTAAAAGAAAAATTTAGGCAAGATCATCAAGGAAGTAAAAAAGCAGGTGATATAATCATAACTCCTAAAAAATTATCATGGGTTAACTTTGGATTAAATGCTAGTGATATGAGTTTAATTGAACAGTATAATGCATCCATTAAAGATTTATGTAATATATACAATGTACCAGTACAATTATTAAACAATACTGAAAGCTCTACATATAACAATATGAAGGAAGCAAAAAAGGCATTATATCAAAATTGTGTAATTCCTGAGCTTATTAAAATTCAAGATGAATTAAATAGGTGGTTAGCTCCAATGTATGGCGATAATATATGTATTGAATTTGATTTTAGTGTAATCCCAGAGCTACAAGAGGAAACGGAAAAAATTGTTGAACAAATGTCTAAGGCGTGGTGGCTAACACCTAACGAAAAAAGGGCAGCTATGAGTTACGATTTTGATGAGGATAGTGAGATATTAAATGAATATTACATTCCAGCTAATTTAATTCCTGCAAGTGGTGATATTGAAATGCCTGATATAAATGAGATTGAAGTTAGTGAGGTTGAAGTTAATGAGGATATTGAAGTTGTTAATGAGGATAAAATAAATGAGTAATGCCAATACCAAAACCAGGAGAAACACAAAGGCACTTTATTGCTAGGTGTGTAATAGATAATGAAGCTAGAACAGATTTTCCAGATGCTAACCAAAGAATTGCTTTTTGTTATTCCCAATATGAAAATAAAGATGAGAATTTTTTAGATACTAAAACTTTTAAAATATCTAAAAAGTTTGGGGATGCTTGGCGAAATGCAAATGAAAAACAAAGGTTAATAGCAGAAAGAAGAAATACTAAAAGATTTACAAAATTTTATCAAAAACAATATAATTTAGCAGTAGATAATAAATTAACATATAATGATATTAGATATGGTGATTTGTTTAAATATTATGAATTAAGAAAGTTATATGATGAGCTATATTTAGATACTTCAATGCATTTTGCTAAATGGTATGCTAGAACTTTTGATCTTTATATAACTAAAGGAATTAACCCAAAACAATTTTTAAATCAATGGCAATTAGCGATTATAA